GCTTGTAGAATTAAAAGTTCGTACAACAGTTTGTGCTTCTCCTTCTGTTGTAAAATTAGTCATTAAAAGTTGGTGACTTCCAATCATTGTTTTTCCTTACGAAATATTGCCTGTGAGTACAGCTAAATTTGCTGTGTAAGTAAACATGATACTAGCAACTCCATTAGCATCTAATGTGTGCAAAGCAGTTGCTGCTAAATCTCCTGACTTAACTGCGTTAACAGCAGTACAAGCTAAACTAGCAGTACAACCGTTTACAGATACAACTGAAATTATATCGCCTATACCAAATACTCCAGTAGGAACAGTTACAATTGCATTAGAGGTATTTATGGTTACTTGATTACCTACATCTCCTATTGCTAAAGTGTAGTTACCAGATAAGTTTTGACTTACAGGTATATCTCTTAAATCACCATCTTGGTCTGATACTGTAGAGCTTCCTGTTATAGTGTTAGTTACAGCTAGAGTTCCTCCTACAGAAACATTGCCACTAACATCAAGAGTTCCATCAGCAGATACATTTGCAATATCAGTATCTCCTGTAACTCCTAAAGTACCACCTATATTTAAATTACTTGATATACCAGCACTGCCTGATATATTAAATGTAGAATTACCTGATACTGCTCCTCTAAATGTAGCTACACCAGACACCATTAATTCTGAAGCATTGGTACCTATTTCTACAATAACATTACTACTATTTTTTGTATACAATCTTTTATCAGCAGTATTAACTGCTAATTCTGCTCCTCCAACAGCACTAGTGATATCAGCGGTAGCTGGTACTCCTGATGAGTCTTTCTTTTTAGTTAAAATGGTTGTCATGAGTAAGTACCCCCTTCAATTGTACTTGATTCTGTTAGAACTGTGCTTCCTCCATCTTGTAGCACTCCTGTGAAGTTTGCTGTAGCAGCATCTAAAAAAGCTGTATCAGCATCATAACCTTGAACTGATACACCTATCATTGATTGTGTTAGTACATTACTGGCACTGTGTTGTAACACACCAGTAAAGTTTGCAGTAGCATCAGAATAACTAACACCTCCTCCTGTAACACCAGCAGAAGCTACTGATACACCAATATCAGCACTTGTTAGTACATTGCTACCACTTTCTTGTAATATTCCTGTAAAGTTTGCTGTAGCATCAGAATAACTAATTGTAGATTGTGCTGTGACAAATTCTACATCAGTTTCACCAGAGTTTACTGCAAGTATAAAAGTAGCATTACCAGAGAAATCAGGTAAGAGTGATGCTCTAGCAGAAGCTACAGTAGTCGCGCTTGTACCGCCCTCACTGATAGCTAAAGGTAGTTGCTCAAATGTAGCAGTACCTGCACCGCCTGTACCTCTAAAAAAAGCCATAATTATTCCTTAACATAAAAAACCCTCCGAAGAGGGCTATAATGTTTACCAGTTTGGTCTTCCAACAAAGCAAGTATATGTAGCAGTTGCTAAATCAATAGCACCACCTGTATTGTTTTCTACTTGAAACTCTATTGTATCTGCTCCTGTTACTTGTGCAATAAGGTTTAAATCTTGTGCAGAACTGCTAGTTGCTACACCTAATACCATATCACCTACACCTACACCAGATACTGTAATAGCAGTAGTTTCTTCATTACCATCTGCTACTGAACCAAAATTAAATGTATCTTTGATTGCCCATGTATCAGAAAAAGCTCCCTGAAACTGTCTGAGTTCTCCTCTTTTTACTGTAGCCATTATTCATCCTTATAAAGAAAAGGGTTGACTACTAGAGCCAACCCTGTTATTAAAATTAAGCTGGGACAACAAGCGCAACAGCAGATGTATCTCTTAGCTCACCAGTACCATATAAGGTATCAGCAGTTAAAAGTGTACCTAAATGCTCTTGCTTGTATTGTGTTTGAACACGAACACCAAGCTGCTCAACTAATACTCCAAACTCAGGATGGAATAACAAACATACTCTAGCACCACCAGAACCAGAAGTGGTGTCTACGTTGGTAGATACAAATACCTTAATACCATATATATCACCAATCTGACCATTTCTAATTGTGTTAGCATTACCAGCTTCACCTGTAAACGCTTGCTCTGTAAATCGTGATAGACCCATCATTACGTTTCTAGCTACAGGTGGGATAACAAAGTTACGATTATCCATAGGAACATCTTGGTCATCAAGACGCTGTATGGCTCTTCTAAATCCTGCATCACTAATAGCACTTTCATTGTTACTACCAGCTACATAGAATGTAGAACCATCTGCTCCTAAGAAGCCTTTGTCATAAGAAGCAGAACCTCCTCCTGACTGAGCCTGTCTACCTAGAGCTAATATATCTGTATCTACTCTAGTAGCTAACGCATAACCAGCATCATCTGTGTAGAAACGTCTTAGTGAACTCAATGCCTGTACTTCAGCAAAGTCTTCAATCAAACGACTATACTCATAGTGTTGGTTAATTGTTACAGTTTTTTCTGAACCAGACTCTTGAATAAGAGTAACTTCTGTTTCAGCAGCCTTAGTTGAAGCTGAACCACGAGCAGGAGCAGGAAAGTGAACTACATCACCTTTCTTACCCTTCATGTTCATTGTTTTAATTAAGTTAGCAGCTACAAGATTCTTCTTGTAACCAGCGATAATTTCATCCGACCAAATCTCAGGTATAAAACCTGCGGTATTGACTTCTGATTGTACTACATGATTAGTACCTAAACCCATTTTAAAATTCCTTTTCTAAAATATCATCCTCTAACTCTTCCTTCTCTATGTGCTTTTTCAATCTCTGGCAACATAGATTCGTACTTGTTAGGATCACTGTTAATAAGATTTCGTATATCAGAACGTCTAAAGATTTTCTTTGATGGTGCTTCTCCGCTACCGCTTGCTACAGTTGTAGTAGCACTCTTGATGTCTTGTGACCTAGCTTGTTTCTCCATCTCTACAGTTTTACTACCTACCTGTCTTTTTTCTTTCCATGTAGAAATAAGCTCGTCAGCAGCATCATAATCATACCTACGATCAGCCCTCATAAATAACTCTGCTCTTACTTTAGAATTATTTACCCAGTCCTGAAACCCTTGATCTTTTACTACATCAGTAAAGTCTGGATGTTTTTCTTTCAATGACGAAAGAGCTTTAGACCTCTGCATCTCTTGGGTTAACTGTTCTGCTTGTCTAATCTTAGGGTGATTTTGTATTGCCTTGTCTACAGCCTGTTTAGGGTTAGCAAAAAAATCATCATCATTAGATTCTTCTGGTTCTGCTTGCTTTGTTTGTGGTTGACTTTGAACATAAGAATTAGCAACCCTACGAAGTTCTCCTAACTCTGTACCTTGTCTGCCTATTAACTTCTCAGCTTGTTGGTGCATAGATATAACTTCTTGAAGAGTTTTCTCCTTATACTTCTCAGGAATCTCTACTTCTGTTTTAACTTCTTCAGCTTTTACTTCTTCTTGCTGTGGTTCTTCTTTCTTATCTTCTATTTCTTCTACAAATTCAGCCACTATTACTCTCCTGTGTCAGTTGACATTTTAGGAAAGACACTTTGAATGGGGGTCTAACCTTGTCCCATACTACTATACTCTTGACCTATACCCACTTTTCTTTCATACTTCATATGACTCTCTCTACGTCTAACCCACGCATCTGATGCAGTGGGGAAGTCACCTGAACAACCATCTAGGTCTATTCTTGGTTTGCTGATTATGCGTTTAGCTTCAGCATTACAAGATGGGCAGTTAGTTGTTTTTACTGAATCATCAATGTATTTCTCAAATACATAATTATTTTTACATTGAAACTCAAATATTCTTCTAGTCATTATGTGTTGACATACATTAAGTCTTCATTAGGGTGTGCTTCTTCTTCTGCACATAAATCTTCATATACCTTTTCAGACATATCTTTTAACCCTAACATATACTTTAGTATATCTACCTGTCCTTTAGCAAAATGAAAATCTTCACTAGTTTCACAGTTCTGAACACTTTTGTATTCATCATACATTTTTTGTAAATCTTCCATCAAGTCTTTCCAACCTGGTGAAGACATCATTGAAAAACGGTTATCATAGTAATTTAATATTTTTTTATCCATTGGCACGTTTTTTGCTTTATTATTGCGTGATTATAGCACACTTTTTTGTAAAAGTCAAGTATTTCTTGAAGATTGTAGTTGTAATTCTGCAATTCTAGCTTTTGTGTCTATATCTTTCTCTTTTAAAGCCACATTTGCTAGTTTTATACGTCTTTCAAACTCTTTTGAAGGGTCATTTGCATCTCCAAGGTACTTAGAAGCACTAGCAGCTATCTTAGCTTGTGTTTCTACTGGTTTTAACTGTGTTTCTACCGCTTCACCTTGTGCTTTAGCCTGTTTTAGTTGTACATCAGCCTGTAAATCTGCTAATTCTAGCTGTGCTTTCTGTAATTGTAGCTGTATAGCAGCTTGTTGTGACTGTGCTTCCTGTGGATTAGGTTGCATCATCTGTTGTAGCTGTTGTATAAGCTGTTCTCTGTTGTTTAAACTAGAGTTTTCTATGATTGCAGATAGAACTAATGGTACAATTGGTGATTCTGCACCTAGTGTTTTCAGTAAATTCATAAACTGCATCTGCTCATGCTCTCTAGCTATGATACCAAGATTACTAGAAGGAATAAAAATAAAGTCTTGTGCAGGATACTTCTCAGGTTCAAACTGCATAAACCTATGTGCAGACTTAGTTATGAATGGAATTAAAAACTGCTCTTGAAAGTTTATTAATGTTCTCTTGTTTTTCTTTATGATTGATGATAATGCTACAGATAATCCTGCTCCTTCAGCAGTAGTCATTGCTTGTAATGATGAACTATCTATTGTTCCTGTAGCCATTAGTAGCATATTCATAAA